AGGAAACAATCTCGAAAAAAATAGTAAAAAATTTATACCCAGATTTTGAAAAAGAAAATAAGGAAAGCGTGTCCGATGATACAACATTAGGAAATGATGAATGTGTTATCTATACACACGTTAAATTAGATAACAATCGATGGGTATGGCATCAAGAATTGTACGATAAAATTCTACCTAAATCTATGGGTAAAGCACCACTGGATGCTAATCCATGGTTAGTCCTTAGGTTTAATCATGTAGATGGTGAAGTTTATGGACGAGGTAGGGTAGAAGAATTTATTGGTGATTTGAAATCACTTGAAGCACTGTCACAAGCCATCGTTGAAGGCAGTGCAGCGGCTGCTAAGGTAGTGTTTACTGTCAGTCCAAGCAGCACCACAAAGCCCCAGACCCTTGCGAATGCAGGAAACGGAGCTATCATCCAAGGTCGTCCTGATGACATTGGTGTGGTGCAGGTTGGAAAGACAGCTGATTTTCAAACTGCTTACCAAATGATTGGGTCATTAACTCAACGTTTGAGTGAAGCATTTTTGATTCTCAATGTAAGGGACAGCGAACGCACCACAGCAGAAGAAGTACGTATGACACAACTTGAACTAGAACAGCAACTCGGTGGTTTATTCTCCCTGTTAACTGTTGAGTTCCTTGTGCCATATCTTAATCGCAAATTAAACATTGCACAAAAAACTGGTGAAATTCCACGGTTACCTAAAGGTGGCATTGTACGTCCTACTATTGTAGCAGGTATTAGTGCACTTGGAAGAGGTCAAGATCGTGAAAGCCTTGCTCAATTCCTAACTGTACTTGCTCAAACTATGGGTCCGGAAGCTATCGGTCAGTTTGTTAACCCTGAAGAAGTTGTTAAACGTTTAGCAGCTGCATCAGGTATTGAAGTTCTAAACCTAGTGAAAACTATGGAAGAGAAACAAGCTGAACAGGAACAGGCTATGGCTGAACAGCAACAAATGATGGAAATGCAACAAGCTCCTCAGATGGCAGCAGTTCAGCAAAAACGAGACCAATCTGCTGGTCAAATGATGATGCAAGCGGAACAACAACAACAACCACCACCTATCCCCCAACAACAATAAATGGCTGATACATTTACAATGAATGAAACACCTGCTCAACCTGAAATGTTGAATTCAGATGAGCAAGACTCTCTGTCGGTTGCTGAGTCTCTTGAGGGTGGAGAGCAACCACTTCTTGCTGGTAAATACAAAAGTACAGAAGAACTAGAACAAGCTTACGTTGAACTTCAGAAGAAACTTGGTGAACCTCGTGAGGATTCTCAAGAAGAAGAAGACTTAGGAGAAGAAGGAGAAGAGGTTGAAACACAAGAAGAGTATCAATCTGAAGAATCTAATCCAGACCGTATTGATTTTGAGCAAGCTGAAGCTTTGATGGAAATGGTAGGAGGTGAGCAAGCATATCAAAACATGCTTTCTTGGGCTTCCGATAATTTTAGTCAAGATGAAGTTCAAATGTATGATGGAGTTATGGCTAGTGGTGATCCACGAGCTATTTTCTTTGCTGTCCAAGCCTTGCAATCTAGGTTTTCAGAAAGTCTAGGTTCAGATGGTGAACTATTGACTGGTCGTGGAGCTGGCAGTGATGATGATTCTTTCCAGAGTCAAGCTGAACTGGTAGCTGCTATGAATGATCCACGTTATGATCGTGATCCAGCTTATCGAAAAGAAATGATGCGTCGTCTTGAAAATTCTGATATTGAATTCTAATGACAACAGTAACAGAAGACGGCGGACGCACTAACATCTACGCAAAAGAACCACCAATGACAATTATGGACATCTCTGAAACTCACAAT